CCGGACGTGACGGACGACACAGCCGCCACCTTTAGCGTGCGCGCCGTGGACGACAAGGGCGCGGCAACCTCAACCTACACCAAGACTGTCGCCGTGCTAGCTGCCCAGGTAATGGGTGTTGCGCTGCGCGCCACGGGCGGCCCTGGCGGTACGTGGGATCATATCGACGATACCGGCGCAACCATTGCCACTCCTAGCGCCTCCTGGTTTAACGCTCATCCGATTTTTGGCGGCATGCAAGATGTCACGGTGGATGGTCAGGCTATGGTCGAAGTGCCGAAATTCTACGTAAAGCGCGGCACCGCAGGCGGCGACCCCGCGTGGTGGATTAGCGACCAACCGCTGGCGGGGTATGAGGTGCATCCTGCGTTTCTGCTAGATGGCGTCGAGGTGCCCGCGTTTCAGTACGGCAAATATCAGGCATCGCTCAGCGGCGGCAAGCTGCAGTCTGTGCCGGGCGTTACGCCAACGGCATCGCGCAGCTTGACGCAGTATGCCGAGGCCCGTAACGTGGGCGGCGTCGCTGGCTTTAGGCTGCACCACTACGACATGTGGCTGGCCATTCAGTGGTTATACCTGGTCGAAAACGCGACGATGGATAGCCAAACGAAAACGGGCGAGGGCCGCGTTAATCAGTCCAGCGCCGCCGCTGTCGATGCCGCTGACGTAGCCCAAGCGACGTATCGCGGCATCGTTGGGCTATGGGGTAACGTCTATCAGTGGATGGACGGAGCCCGTACGCTCAATAGTGTCATTGAGCGGCGTGACTATAACGGCGCGTGGCAAAGTACGGGCGAGAGCGTTCCTAACGCTGGTGCCGCCACTTACCCCATCACGTTCCGCAATTCAGCCCCGCTAGAATTTATCCCCGACACCTATTCAACCAGTAACGACAGCACCGCCACGCTGCCGGACTACGTGCGGTGGCGTGATGCTGGGGAGTATTACCCCTTCGTCGGCGGCAACTGGAGCAATGGCGCGGTTGCCGGGCTTTGGTGCGTGAACTGCGTCGATTCGGCGTCGACCTCGAGCAGCGGCATCGGGGCGCGTCTCGCGAGGGTCGTGTCATGAGTCAGGCAAATCAGCGTCAAGCTCAGGGGCGCGGTAGCGCCCCGTATCAACACCTTCGACCCTTTGAGGGCATGCTTACCAAAATTGAGGAGCTAGAAGATTATAGTCGCCGCGCTTTAGTGAATTTCCCCAAGGCCGAGCGACACCTATTAACAGCAGAGGTGCGGGTTTGCATCGAGCGTATCGAGCGGATCACGCTCACTGCCTGGAAGCGCTATCAGAAGAAAACCACCCTCACCGACTTGGATATTGAGATAGAGATACTACGCCGCAAGGTGCGCAAGGCCGAGCGGTACGGCTATATCTCAGGTCGCCAATATAGAGATTGGGCAGAACACATAAGCGCTCTGGGGTCTATTCTTGGCGGCTGGCTGCGCCACGAACGGGCCAAGCAGGGCTATAGCAAGTAGAGCAAGAAAGGGAAGTCGCTTATTTCGATGTGCCCCTACGTCGGCGGCAACTGGAGCAATGGCGCGAATGCCGGGCTTTGGTACGTGAACTGCGTCGATTCGGCGTCGACCTCGAGCAGCGGCATCGGGGCGCGTCTCGCGAGCGACCGCTTTACCGGCCAGAAACCGCCCGCCTACGGGTTGGCGGGCAGTGCCACATCCCTCGGGGCGGCTTTCCTCGCTTCACGGCGAAACATCAATAGAGCGCGGCGGCCTACGGGTGGCCGCGTTTCATTTTGCACGAACTGCATAAGGACAATGCGGTGTCGCTTTATCAAGACATTATTGATTTCGATAACCTCATGCGCGGCTATCATGCCGCCAGAAAGCGCAAGCGCTACCGGCCAGAGGTGGTGAAATACACCGCCAACCTGGAAGAAAACCTCCTAAACCTTCACAACCACTTGGTTCACAAAACATGGCAACCGGGCCGCGCCAGAGAGTTTGTGGTGCTGGAGCCTAAAATGCGGATGATTCAAGCCCCGCCGTTTAAAGATCGGGTGCTGCATCACGCCGTGGTGGACTTGGTAGAACCGCTATTTGAGCGCAGATTTATCTATCACAGCTACGCCTGCCGCAAAGGCAAGGGCACCCAAGCAGGGGTGCTTGCCCTGCAGCGCATGCTCAGAAAAGCCCAGCGTCGCTGGGATAGCGTGTACATCGTACAGGCTGACGTAAGCAAGTTTTTCGATTCGCTACCCCATGATGCTGTGTTGGACAGCGTTTCTCAGACGATTGACTGCCCAGGCACACTGCAACTGTGGCGCGCCATGATACGCGGCTATGGCCATGATGACGGCATTGGCCAGCCGGTGGGTGCGCTTAGCAGCCAGCTAAACGCCAACGCTACTATGGATGGCGTCGACCATGAAATGACCGACGACCACGGCGCGGGCCAGTACGTGCGCTATATGGATGACATAGTGATCGTATGCCCAAGCAAAGCCGAGGCGTGGCGGCGGCTTGATCAGCTGCAGGCGGCGCTAGAAAAGCGCGGCCTATCACTCAACCCTAAAACCCAGGTAAGGCCCGCCAGCGCGGGTGTGGATTGGTGCGGCTACCGTATATGGGCCACCCACATACTGCCACGCAAGCGCAATATCCAGCGCTTCAAGCGCCGCCTGAAAATCCTGCAGCGCCGTTATGCAAGAGGTGACGCCAGCCTGGACGAAGTGCAGCAACATCTACACGCCTTCCTGGCTTACGCCAAGCACTGCGATAGCTGGAATACCGTTAACCACCTAGTGGACCAACTCACTCTGAAGAGAGATTTTGCCGATGTCGAATTTGCAGATTGTCACTACGCCTGACGGGCGCGCCCTTGAGCACGATGGGCAGCAAATCCCGCTGCCTGCGTTAGCCGTTGATGCCATCGTTCACGCTTACGCTACCCCCGCTGGACTGTGGGCGGGCGTGCAGAAGCCCGGCGAGCCGCGCCCCGTCTATCCTGGCGGCGGTGGGCAAAAGCTGGGGAGTATTGAGTTGCCAGCGGATGAGCAAGCGAAAGAGCAACGCCGCCGGGCTGAGCTGGCCGCGCTGATCGAGCCGCAGCGCAAAGCCGCCGAAGCACAGGGCGTGACGATCAACGGCATTCGGTACGCAGGTGACCCCGACAACCGCCAAGCCCTCAACGAATCCCTACAATTCGCCGCCGCTGCAAACATGACGACATTCACGGGATGGAAAGACTCGGATGGGGTGTTTCACGATGACCACCCGGTTTCCGATGTGCAAGCGGCATACGAGCAAATTGGCTACCGGCGCAGCGCGCTGATCGCGCTAGAGGGGCGATACGCCGCGCAGCTGCAAGCGGGCGAGATCGACAGCATCGAGGAGCTGAGCTGGGAGGTATAAGGGCAACAAAGCGCAATAGCACATCGCCGCCTTGAGCGGTTTTTTTGTGCGTGAAAAACGCCCCGGTGGGTGCCGGGGCGGTGATTGCCGTTGCTGGTAAGTGTCGCTTATATGTTGCCTAAGCGTCTGCTGTTTGCGCCTAAGATTATGAATAAATTCATCAGTTTAGTTTTAGGTTGCGCTTTGAGAATGCGTGTTTTAATAAAGGGTAGGCGAAACGATAGCGGCCCATTCTGCATAGAAGTCGCTCGGATTCTTGCCCTGCGCGTGCGCCGTGTTTTTATAGAGGTGTGCTGGGTTGAGCGTTATTTCGGGTAAGCGGCGGTGCCCAGTAGGATCACGGCCAAGCGCATAAACCCGCTTAGCAATTTTCCATTAGCGTCATGCGGTGTAGTATGATGCTGTATGTATACACAGTTTTTAGGTGTGCGCAAACGCGCACCGGGGAGGCAACACAATGAGCGAGCAGCAGGGAACGACGCAAGGTTATCAAGTAAACCCGCTGGTGGGTGTGAGTGCAGAGGAAACGCTGGCTAACTGTTTGGAGCACTTAGAGTATTTGGCGTTAACGTGCGAGGGAATGCACCAAGGGTTTAGTACCAACATCGCGTTTATTCGCGGTGCGTTGGGGCATGAGCTGGCAGAGGCCGCTAAAAAAAGCGATGAAGAGGAAGAGGTCAAGCCGCATTAACCGCTGGATAGGCAGACAGCAGTTAAATTTTTTGTTCACAAATAGTGGCAAAAAGTGGCGTGGGTGTTAGGATTAGCACTCAGTGACGCGATGCTTAGCGCCGGGCGGCGCTAAGCCAGAAATAGAAAACGCTTACAAATTAACTAGATAGACGCCCAAAAGAAAAGCCCCAGTTGGCGCTGGGGCTTCTCGGATGTTTTGGCAGCAGAACAAACGACTGGGAACCAAAACCGACTCCCCAGAGTTTAACTGCTGCACGAAGCGCGGGCAAGTCTCAAGCGAGATTTTGCGAATGGATGCTGCAGCAGAGAACGCGCAGCCCCTCACGTGGGGGCGCGTGCCATACGAACACCCCGGCAAGTGGTGGGGCACCGGTAACCGGTGCGGGCATAACCCCGCTAAGGGCGAATTTGAGCGCTATTGCCAGCCGCTGAAAAAAGGGCGGCTACCCGCCACCCTGCAGGCGCTGGTAGACGGTGCCAAAGCCTACTACACCAGCCCCGGCCTATTGCCCACGCTGGCCAACCTGAACGGCAAGGCCAACGCCGATGGCAACCCCCGCTGTAACCGATCCGAGGCCCGCGCCGCTGAGTCGTTGGTGCTTTCTGCCATTATCCAGTTTACCGAGTTTGCCAGCCTGCGTGTGGGCACCCCGCTAGCGGATGGCGGTTTTAAGCACCGCAGCTGTGCGGAAATTGCCCGCGTGGCGGGCCTGCTGGCACCCGGCAGCACCCCCGAAGCCCCAGAGCCTAGCCAACGCTTTTGGCGGGCGTTCCGCCGTTTAAAGCTCGCTGGCGCGTTCACCGTGCATTTGCAGCATGAAGTGAAAGCCGACGGCACGAAGCGCGCCCGGCCTGCTGTGAAGCTACTCAACCCGGATTTTCTGCTGGCGCTGGGGCGTGTTGGCTACCAGAAGTTTAAGGAGTTCCGCGACTGGTGCAGCAACCGCATTAAGAAAGCCCGCCGTAAGCACCGCGAACAGCACCCCAAGGCGTACGACGCCGCCCAGGCCCGTAGCCGCCTAGCGATGGCAGGCAGCGGCCCCAGAGCGATGCAGAAGCAGCGCCGGGGCAAGGCCGATCTACCCGACGTTGACGAGAGCGCAGAGGCTCAGCGCCGCTATAACCTCGCTATGATCGCGTACATTAAAGAGGTTTCCGACAACAACCCAGGTGCGAGCTATGCAGAGATACGCCAGCTGGCGCGCATCAAGTTCCCGCCATGGGAAGAGCATTTAGACCGGCAGCGACGACACTAGCCAGCCGCCACTCCGCCCCAAAACGCCACACAGCGCCCCACGCCGGGCGCTTAGCCCGTGGCTGATCGTTAGCCATGTCCCATTTCCCCGCCTGTTGTAGCGCCGCGCTGGCGCAAAATCTCCCCAATCTAAGCCCAGCACCACCCCCGAAAAGCCAAACCCCCGCCGCTGATTCGATACCCCTTTGAAGATGTAAAATTAAGTGATTTGAAATAGAAGTTAGGTGATATGGCAATAAAT